TTAGCACATAAGAAACCACGCCAGTCAGTGCGAAGTGCTGACGGGTTGCATAAGTGTATCTATGCCCAGTTGGGTAGCCCGTACTGTCTACCAGATAATCGATGTCATCTACCTGAGTACTATGCGAACGGCTGTCATTGTAGAAATACTCTGCCGCTACACTGACAACGTCTTGTATGTTTTTTGTACAAGGGTTGTTACTAGCGTCTGTGGCATTCTCTGTAACGTAAAGCACTGTAGAAGGGTAATCTGCTTCGATGTCATTCTTGTGAGCGGCAAGCGTGCTACTACAAGAATTGACCCAATTATTCCAGATGGAATTTATTTCTGTAATTAAAGCAGGGGGTAGGGTGGTTAGCTCGCCAGTTAACAAAGACCTATTGCGTACAGTATCTAAATACCAGGTGGCTTCGATTCCCGGATTACCACTGTCGTGTAAGACTTCACGCAGTTCAAGTACTGTGTCACCGGTTGATGCCTCTATAGCGCTTATTAAGGCACCCTCAGTGTAGTTTACAACCTCAGTAGTGCCACTGGGTAACCCGTAGTGATAGTCGCTCTTAGCGTAGTTGTATGCACGTACAATGTTACGCCCATTTGAGTTAACTATGTCTTCAACTATCCCAGAGGAAATATTACCTTTCCGTAGGATAGCTCGCATAAGGGATTCACCTATTAAATCAACTTCACGATCTATTATAGGAACAGAGTTGGCTGCAACTGAAACTTTACGTTTACTAGAGAAAAAACCCATAACCTAAAAAAGGGGGCTTGCGCCCCCTATTCCTTCCAAAAAGGATTAAACATTAAGACCAATACCTTGCTTGGCTTTAGTCACCACTGTACCAATCTCTGTGTTTGACAAACCAGTTCCCGCTACAGTAAAGCCTTCGTCTGTTGTGCGTTGCACTGACCAAATATCTAAGAACGTCTTAGCAAGCTTCTGCTCCGCATCGCGTGCAAAGCCGTCTGTCTGAGCTTGATACAAGCTCTTCTGTTTACCTAGAACACCGGTTACAGCAACACCATCAACGTTATCGGCTATCTGTGCTTTCTCAGTCGCTTTACGCTGATCCAGAACTTCAACCTCTTTGTTGATTTTGCTGACACCAGCCAGAACAGCTGCTGTTTCCTGCGTCGTCTTAGCAGTTTGTGAATCAACCAATAGACCTTGCTTAGCTAACTGTGTGCGCTGTGCGCTCGATGCAATGACATCTTCAGCCAGTTTATCAATCTGTTTGTTAATTAGGTTCCCTTGTAAGGGAGTGTTCGCTGCATCCAGAGTTAGATTAGCAGTTTGCCGGTCAACCAATAACTTGTCAGAACCTAACTTGGTTTGCTGTAGACTTAGGTAATTAGTCTCTGCAGAAATCTTAAGGCCAGTTAAGTTAGTATTGGATTTCTCAGCAACAAGGTTAAGCTTTTGCTGGGTAACCAAAGCAGTGTCTTCACCTGCTTTAATAACCTGTTCATCCAACAACAGACCTTGCTTATCTAGTTGAGCACCTTGCTTTACTAGGTTCAGTTGTTCAGTAGTCAAGTTCTGTAGCTGTTGAGTAACTAACAGTTCTTCCACAGCAGTCTTAGAGGCTTGTGCCGCCAACAGTGCTGCCTGTGCATCAGATTGTTCTTTGGTTAGTGCATATTGAATGGATTGCTGCAGTACTGCGTTCATCGCACCCATATAAAGCGTAGAGTAGTCTTCGCCGGAGAAACGGTTCTTCTTGTACTCTTGGTCCAGATGCACCTTTACGGCACGCATCAAGGAGTCAAAGACTCCCGTGCCGTTAAGTGATCCTGATGTAATATCAGCAACTTCCATAATTAATCCTCAATGCTGCCAGCCATTGCTTGGCGCTTAGCTAGATCTGATAATTCTTTGTCTGTTAATGGCGAAAGCACATCAATAGAGAACTCAGGGATCAAAGTACCTTTACGGAGCTTCTCACCACGAGGGCCGTTAACTGTCTTAAATATCTGACACTGACGGGCTTTAACTTGTTGAAGAATGATCTCTGGAATATGCCAGCCATCCTCAATATTAAAGGGCACATAGTTACGGAATGTACCGACTACTGCGTTAGAGACAGTGAAGATTTCACCTTGCCACTCACGCTTGTTGGGGTTCATGCAAGTAATGCGTACTCGAACCAGTGCGCTAGCTTCTTTACGTAAGCGATTGCGACGTTGCCCTGCAGTTTCTACGGCTTCTTTCTTGGGAGCCTCAGCGACAGGTTCTTGATCAGTAAGTGCATCTGCTATGCGTGCACGCAGTTTTTCTGCACCAATGTTTCTGCTATAACTAACACCCATTTGGTCAGCGCGTTCCTTTAAAACACTTAGCTCATCTTGGATTATTTCATCTGTCATAGTGGGATACTCAAATTAGGGAAGGAAGGAAGGAAAAAGAAAGCCCCGCCATAAGGCAGGGCTTTCAGTCAGACTACAAAGAAGCAGCAGTCTTGATTACAGCAATACGCTCTGGACGTAAGATCAAAGAACCGTAGTACCACTTGATTGACATAAAGCCAGTCTCGCCGTATGGGTCAGTACGATCAGCAGTCGCTTCACCAGGCTTCTTGTGAGTAATCTTGAACTTCACAGATTTGCCGTCAGTTTGGAAACCAACAGTAGTGAAAGCACCGTCACCAACAACTAGCATTGGGAATACGTCTACTTTGTCACTGGTAGTGTGAGAAACGCTATTTACGTCAGAAGCACCAGCGCCAGCAAACTTCATCATTTCTGGTACAACTACGATACGGAACTGATCTACAGAACCAATCTCACCGTTTAGCACGTTACCGGCATCAGCATACTGCTGTACTGGAACGAACGCTGGGTTGCCGTGCAAGTCAGTCATAGCACGTAGAGTTGGGATCAACTCAGAGCCAATGTACATGCAACGAGCAGCAGCGATGGTCTTGGTGTCTACCATACGTGAACCAGAGATCACTTTAGTGTGCTTAGGTGTACGGTTGTTGTCCAAGTCGATGGCTAACTTCATCAAGTCTGAGTAAGTAACCAACGTGTCTTCAGCTACATTAGCATTAGTAGTTGCTGCGCCTGCGTAACGGATAGTGCCTGCACCGTTTAACAAATCTACCTGAAGAGCATCTTCAGTGATCTCGTTAGCACCACGAAGCATTTCGCGGTTAATGTGCATCATCAATTCGCCGTCAGTGTCAAAGTCCAAAGACTCTTGAGTGTACTCATCGAAGAAACCAAACTTCTCGATTGAGCCTTCTAACTCTACACGCTTGAAACCAACACGGTTAACACGACCACCTTGCTCAGAAAGAGCAGGCAACTTACCAGGGATAGTACCTACGTCCTTAGAACCACCGTAGAGGTTACCGTCAGCAATTGTAACGCCAGCAGCATTAATGCCTTGGTCGTTTGTGTTGCGGTCATCTAACAAAGGAAGGTAGTGGTATAGCTTGATGCTCTTGCCAAAGTTCTTAGGCATTGCAGTAACATCGGCTAATTGAGAGAAATACTGTTCTTTTACAGTTTCAATCAGGGCTTTTTTAACGTGGTAATCCGTACGGATTTGACTTCCAACGTCGGAAGCTGTTCCGCCAGCAGGATCATTATATGCTTGTGCCATTATTATTTACTCCTAGTAAACATAAATATAAATTTAACTAAATTTTGAAGAAACGAGTTTTTCAAAGTCTTCATCACTCAGATTGAGTGGGTTGAAGTCGGCTGGAAGAGTCGATTTAGTAGGTGCAGACTTTGTAGGTGCTGCGGCCTTCTTACGACTTGCCATTTTCGGGTCAGGTTGTTTCTTCGGCTTAGGAGTAGATATAGGTTGTGGGGTGGGCTTTTGTGTATCATTTACAAAGCCGCCACTCGCATTAATCTGGTCACCTATTTGCCGATAGGCTTCAATATCTGAAAGCCCATTCAACCGACCGAGCATCCGCTCTCTTTGGATCGTAGAATCAATTTGTGCATAGATGCCATTAGACACATGCTCATTGATTAATTTTATGATCTGCGGATTATCTACAACGATTTTGCGACTTGCTTCATCCCACTTGTTGCTTACGAGGTCAATAGTTTTACTGTATGTCGAAGTGTCTTGAATTTCTTCAAGTACCGCATCTAGTTCAATCTCTTTATCGTGTACAGTGTAAGTGCTTGGTTTGTAGTCGGTGTTATCAGAGGTATCTACATCCAGTGGGTCAATGCCGCTGTCCTGGATAAGTTGTTTGATGGCGTCTGGGTTCTTCTTGTCCAGATCTATGAGATAGCTTAACTTCGCTTCAGTTAATAAGCTATTGTTCTCCAACATCTTCAGTAGTTTGAGGTTTGGTTTTAATGCAGTCATCTTCTGGCCGTAATTAGCGCCCATCTGCATTAACTGAATAGCCTCATCTACCGAGTCAATTTTCAGCTCTTTCCCATTCGCTTTGAACGGTGCCATAACTCTGTTGTATTCTTTCTTATAGTCAAGTTCATTAGAAGTACTGTCTTTTTCATCAGTATCATCATCCTCTGAGGACTCCTCCTCTTCAGATGAATCTTCTTCCATAGAATCACTATCAAATATGTCTTGCTGTGACTCATCGACAGGTTCTTCCTGTTCTTCTAAGGTGTCTTCTTCGTTCGTTTCAGCGGGCTCAGCTTGTTCTACTTCGTCACCGCTGTCTGCTTCAGGGGTTTCACCCACTTCCGCATCAGCGCTGCTCATAGAATCAGGTGCATCCATTGACAGAATTTCTTCATCTGACAATTCTAGCAAGTTATCATCGTTCAGCAGCTCGTCATCCATAAATTACACCTCTTCCGCAAGGATTTCGTCACGGGTTTCTTCGTCCTCGATGAGTGCTTTCTCTGACAT